GATAGTTGGAAATCTCTTCTTCAAGTTCTGCATATTGCAAACCACCCTGATAATCAACAGGAGCATAATAATAAAAGCCTGCCTTATAAGGTTTAATATAATATATTTCAATTGCCTCTTTTGACATTCCAAAAGCAGGAATTCTTTTAGGCACTTCGTTTGGTTTTAACTTTGACCAATCTTTAAAATAATAATATGCAGGAACTTCCCCCTCTTCATTTGCTTTTGCTGCCCTTAATGTTTCCACAGGTATATGCTCAAGCCTTACTATTTTGGATCTGTTTTTATTATATATAACTTGAACAGAACATTGTCCCATCAATTTTAAATCATAGCAAAGTTTTCTAACACAATCTTTTTTAAACAATGAAATCATTTGTGCATATTCATCAGGCTTTCTAGATGAATCAGTTGCATTTAATCCTTTGCCATATATCTGCTGACTAATGCCATTGATTGCTGCATTGTTTGTAGGACTTCCATTATATCTGTCAATTAAATATTGAAAATAATTATTGTCAGCACCATAATCTACCCAATCTCTGTTATTGACTTCAACAATTTCAGGAGAGGTATATGTGCTTAAATTGACAAAACTATATTCAGAGTTATGTCTAACAAATTGTCCTTTTTTATTTCTTTTTAAATTTTTTCTCATGATGTTACAATATACTCATTATTACCTGCATCTGTGGTTAGAAATTGACCTTTGTTTATATCATAAAAGTCTCCATTCTTTTGGTCAACTAATTGATCTGTGCAGAATATTCTATCTCTATAAAATACATTTTTAAAATTACTCGTATCATTCCACAACTCATTCCAATTTTGCCACAAACTATAATTTGTGTTCCAAAAAGCAAAGTCAGAAAACAACTCAACATTATAAAAATGATTAACAACTAAAAGAGGGTTAAAGGTTTGTGACCAAGTTAAATAATTCCCTGAAGTTGTTGCATTTAATATTGGTATCTCTGTTGTTACATTAGTTTGGTCATCTTCATAAGAAAATGTAAACTCACTAACAAACTCCCTAGCTATTACTTTTAAGGTTTGAGGTGTGGATGTATTAAGTACAATCATACTTATATAACGAAAATAAAATGTTTATTTGTAAAAATAAAAAAAGCACCCAAATAGAGTGCTTCTTTTAATGATTAATTAGAATGAATTTCTAATTAGGTACGATTTGTGTATTGCTGCCTGATACAACTCCTGCATCTACAAAGTATGGTGCAGTTTCTTCTAAACCTTCCATAACTAATGTAAACCCTGATAGGTCTCCTGCTGCAGCACCTGTGACTATTGTGCCACCTGTCACTTCCATTCCATTTTCATAACCACATAAGAATTGGTTACCATAGTAATCTTCAACAACTATAACTGGTCTTGCGACTGCTATTAATTGTAATTCATTCTTTGTTGCATTATCTAAATATGTTAATGTCATATTTAAAGTCTGTGTGTAGAATGTCGTTCCATTATCTCTTGAACTTGTAATTGTAGTTTCTAGAGAAGAATTTCCTTTCAAATCAAACTGAAACCAAGTAGGCGATCCTGAGAAAGCTGAGATGGTTTGGTCTGCATCAACAGTAGCTGAGACAGGAAAGTCTGCCATATATACTGTTTTAATACCACCAAAGGCTGATTTACAAGGTACTTTTCTTCCTGTTGTTAATGCACATGCCATAATTTTATATTTTATTTTAAAAAAAAAGGTAAGTAAGTATAGTCCCCACTTACCTCTTTCTTAGGTTAATTTAATTTTTTAAGAATAGTAAACTAAATCTTCAGAAATTCCATATTGAACTCCTGCTGAAAAACGCATTACAAATCTTACATTTTGACTTCCATCAATGTCCTGCATGTCTATAACCTTCACTTCGTTCATGTTATTTAACAAGCCAGTTCCAAAGTATAAGTTGCTTCTTTGAGCAGCAAACATTTTGTTAGCTGATAAACCTGGACAAACAAAAATCTTAACTCCATTTACTGTAAGTGATCCATTATTCCACCATTGTGTTCCTTCGTTGTTAACACCATTAGCACCAAGACCATTTGCAGCAAATCCACCTAGAGCTTGTACATAAGCCTTAGCAGTTGCACTTGGAATGTAAATGAATAAATCTTCTTTTCCATAAAGAGCAGAAGGAATTGCATCTACAACTCTTGAAAGCTCAGCAATAACATTACCTGAGTTGATTCCACCACCTACAGCAGCTAAATCTTGACCTGCAGGAATATTACCATCAGCAGTCATTAAAGTTTCAAATCCATCATATTCGCCTGCATTAGCAGCTACTCCTGTGAATATAGTTTGTTCTGTTTTTTGAGCAACTTGATTAGCTACATGAGCAATCATAAAGTCACTAAATTTAGGAGGTAAAGTTCTACCCATACCATAGCCCATGCTTTGAGCTTCCCAATCATTAATAAAATCTTTCTTGCATAATTGTAGGTTGACCTGCAGCTCAGTAGGCTGAATTATCCTTTCTGTCAGGGTTACTGAAGAGTTAGGATTAAAGTCACATGAAGCATCAGATACAACAGCACCTGTGTCTAATCTTTTGATCACTTCTTTGTATGCAATATTTGGTTTTACTGTAAGACCTCCATCATCTATAGTGGAAGCACTCAATAAAGCTGCAGCTATATACTCACCTGCGAACTCACCTGCATAGGTAGTTGTGATATTAGTTGCAGTTGCTAATTCAATTTTTCTATTATTCATTTTATTTATTTTTAAATTTTAATTATTACGCTTCAAATGCCCATATACCCTGAGAGCCACAAATTGCCCACTCAGTTGATGATACTGCACAAAGCTCAACCCAGTCACCCTTTTTAGAAGTTCCTGCAGTATTTACAATGTGTTTTCCATTTGCTCCTGCACCATTACTTGCTGCTGAAACTACTGAATCAGCTAAAGTGAATGATCCAATGATTTTATTATTTGCATGAGGATCAATTGTTACGCCATGAGTTCCTCCTGTTCCTAAGTTTCTAAATCTGTAAGTTAAACCTACATAGTTAGAATTCAATTCAGGTAATGTGTGAGTATGTGACCCACCACTTGAATTTTGATCTGCACCTGCATCTGAAACTGAAATTGCTTTGTTACCAACTAAAGAATCCTGAACAGGTCTGTTTCTGTTTACATCATTTGATGAATATTTGTATGTGCTCATTTTTAATTATTTATTTTATTATTTAATTTATTTAAAACTCTGTCTAAAGTTGTTTTATATTGTCCTTTAGCAAAAACTTTCATATTTACTTCTCCAAAAGAAGCCTCTGGACTATGTTTAATAGGCTCAGCTGCAGCAGACAATTCTTCTTTAGAAAACTCTTCTTTTATTGTTCTTGATTTTGGTTGTCTGTTGTTTTCCATTTCAACTTCTTCTTCCTCATCAAGTTTGTTTTCTTTATCTCTTTTTAAATCTGCAATTGCATCTTCTAGATTTTTTATTCTTTTCTCCATGCCTTTCCAATCTCCAACAGCAGCTTCTTCATCCATTTCTTCTTCTTCTTCTTTCTTTTCTAAATCTTCTGTCTCTTCTTTTTTGTACCCATCTTCATCCTTTTCTTTTCCTGCATCCTCTTTTTGAGGTACACCATCTGAAGGGTCTCTCATGTCAGCAATAATTCCTTCTTCTTCAACAACAAGTAATTTGCCATCTTCTAAGATATACTCGCCAACTGGCATAGCAACTTTTTCATCATCTGTTTTAATAAATATCTCTTTACCTTTTTCAAAAGAGTCAGCTTCTATAAGTGTGCCATTCTCTAGCTTCATTTCTTCAAGTTTAACTTCAAGATTTAAAAGCGTTTTGATTTTATTTAGCATTTCTTGATTTTTCATAATATTAGTATAACGATTTAATTTTAAAATTTTGTATTTTTAATTTATTTTGGTTACTACACCAATGCCCTGATTCATGATGTCCTGATTACAGCACTCTCTAGAATAGGTCAATCTATTTTTACATAAACATGCTCTAGTTGATCCTCTTGGACTACTTCTAGCAGGAATATAATTTGTAATTTTTCTGTTCATTAGCCTCCAAATTCACGAAGTATAAACTCTCCTTCTGTTAATCTTTTGCCATCAAAATAACCCTGACCTCTAACCTCTTTAAACTCTTTATAGCCATCAATGTTGTCAGGACTTACTCCTAATTCCTTTGCAGCTTTCTCTACATTTTCAAGTAGTTTTTTACCAGGATCAGTTATAGCAAATATTTCATTAGCTAATTTGCCTGCAATATTTACATCTTGTCTAAGTTTGTCTTTTAATTGTTGTAGTTTTTCTGCTTGTTTTTCAATTTTAGCTTCTAAAGCAGCACCTTTTTTAACTTTACCCTTTAAAGAGTTTAATGCTTTTTTAAGATCAGCAGCAAAAGATAATTCAACCTTTGCTAATTCTGTTTTTTCTTCTTTAGGAAGTTTACTAACAATTTTATTAAATTTTTCAGGTGTCATCATGATTGTAATATTTCTTTTATTTGATTAATTAATTTTTGATTTTTAGATAAACCTACTGAATCTTTAGGTCTTTCCATTTTGTCAGCAAAATAACCTTCAATTGAAAAGCCTTTAACCTTTCCTGTTTTTACATATTCATTCCAGACCTCATCATTGTTTACTTTGATTGATCCCATCCATGTTCCAACAGGCACATTCATTCCATATTTTCTAGATTTGTCAAATTTTGTATCTTCAACAATCCACGATTCTACTAATGTTAAGCCATTTAAGGCATGCTGATGTTCTAAGGTTGAATTATTTTGATTTCCATTTTTCAAGTAAAGTTGAGATGCTTTCTCTACTGTATCTCTTGAGAAATAAATATAATAATCATCTTGATCTTCTGAGTTTCTAAAAATAGGTTTATTTGGGATCAATAAAGCTCCCATTAATATTTTTTTATCTTTGTTGACTTCTGCTAATCTTATCTCATCAGCTTTTAGTGCAACAAAATCTGCTTCAATAGCAGGTGATTCTACGATTGAAATTGCTTCAATTCCAGTCATTTCTTGATCTTCATCAAGTACTAATTCTACTATTCTCATAATCTTATAACGAATTTAATTTAGTTTTTTGTATTTATAAACTTGCACCATCAACAATGTTTCTATCTAGGCTCTGAGCAGTAGTCACATCATTGGCTACAACGAAGGCTTGGATAGGCTGTTGGTTTTGTTGACCAATAGCATCTGCAATCTGATTAACTCCTGATGCACCTACTGATGTTAGGTCTGGTGGAGTTGCTACAGCACTTGCTACTGCTGCTTGAGGAGTAGGTATATCTGTACCACCTCCTGATGGTGCTCCAACTTTAGATGTTGCCTGTTTTGTTGCATTTACAGCAGCCTTAACTGTACTTATAATTCCAATTCCTGTTGTTATTGCAGCCAATATAAAAGGAACATTAAAAGGTGGTGGTGCTGTATTTGCTGCCTTAGCAGTTGATCCTGCTATTTCAGTCCCTGCACCTGCAGCTTTAATTTTAGCTTCTATCATGGCATTTTTAGCTTTTAATATTAATGCTTTTGCATCTGCAATCTGTTCTTTTAATTGCAGAGCCATTTTAGCTACAAATGCTATCTTGCCAAGTTTACTTTCTGCTCCTGCAATATTAATAATGGCATCCAAAGTTTCTTCTTTTTGTTTTCTCTTTTTCTCTTCAAGTGCTTCTTCTGCTTCTGCAATTTCTGTTTTTCTTTCTAGATTTGTTCTTTCTGACTCAGCCATAAATTCATCAAGAGCTATTTGTGCATCAACTTTTGCCTGAGTTCCTGCATTTGCTTCATCAATAACTCTTTGCAATCTTGCCATTTGCAATTCTTGTTCTTCTGCATCAATCCTTTGCATTTCTTGTAATCTTAAAAGATCATCTTCTATTTGTTCAGCATTTAATCTTTTCTTTTCTACAGCTAAATTTGTTTCACTTTCTAATTTAGAATTTGTTAACTCAATTTTTTCTTTGTCAAGTGCTAAGTCATTTGCTTTGAACTCTGATTCAAAACCTGCTATGGTTGCTTTGACTGCTGCAAGTTCATTCTCTGCTTCTATTAATTGTTTTTTAAACTCAACATTATCTTTGTCTTTTGCTAACTGAGCATTAGCAGCATCAATAGATATTTGAGCATTTGCCAACATTAATTTTTGTTGCTTTTGCAGATTGTCTCTTAAATCATTATTTGCTTTGATTCTATCTTCAATGCTGTTTCTCTCCTCATCTCTTATTTGTCTTAGTTTTTCATTCTCAAAATCAAACTGCTCTAATAAACCCTGATTCTTTGCTGCAGCTAATTCTGCACTATTAGCAAGCTCAACATTTGCTGCTGCTGTTTTTATAACTTCTTTTGTATAATTAGAAACTGATTCTGCGACCTGATCAAACGAGTCATCAACTCCTGTGAAAACATCTACAGTTTGTTTTCCTGCCATTTTCACATCTTCCATTGCACCTGAAAAATCTCCTGAAAATACTTTTTTAATTGCTGATCCTAAAAAACCTAAAACTTCTAATGCTTGGTTAAATCTGTCAATTATACCCTGTTTAATGCTTAAAGAAAACTCTTTGATTGTACCTAATGGGTCTTTAAATAAAGCATTCATAAAATCTTTAACAGCACCTATATTATTTAATAAGAAATTTACCAGGTCTGTAAAAACAATAGAAATTGCTTCTGTAGCTATAGAAAATAAATTAGCTACATTTTGATTTTCTTTTAAAACCTCAGCAAACTTGTTAAATATCTTAACAGCAATTCCAACAATACCACCAATAGCAAATGCAGTTTTTAAAGTTTTTCCTAAACTAAAAGAAGATTTATCAGCTTTTTTAGCTCCTTCAGAAAGAGCATCCATTCCTGCTTCTGCATCTTTGCCTGTTGTTTCTAAGTTTTTATTTAGATCAACAATGCTTTTATTTACATTTTCTATATTTTTATTTGATTGTTTAGTGTCTGCTACTAATTCAAATTCTATTTTTTCCATTTTATCTGTGTTTTAAATTGTTTCCACCCCTCTTTTATTGTAGTGGGTAGTTTATTTTTGCCCTGAGCAATTTTTATATTCTCAGTTTCTCCTCTTGCTATTTTTAAACTTGCAATAATTATTCTAATCATGTTACAACATTTAATAATTCAATACTGCTTTTGCCATTTATAAGATTTGTAGTCATGGAGTTAATAATATATTCTTGTGTTCCAATACTAACTCTGTCATTTAATTCTAAATTATAAATAATTTTTAAAGGCAAATAAGCAGTTACTTTTGTTATTCTTCTTGCATTGTTAAAAACATCACTAATATAATTTACATAATAATCATCAAATAAAGTGTCAGTAAACTGGGTGCTATCTGTGTACTCATTTGTTTCAACTTGGAAATGTATATTAACTTTAGATGTGCTTGGATTTAAACTTAAACTATTAGAAGGTATTATATAATTTGTCAATTGCTGTTTAGTGCCATTGTCATTTCCAAAAGATATTGATGTTGCACTTGTTTGTTTTATAGCATAAAATACTAAAGGCAAACCAATAAAAGAATCTCTGTTTTCATTGACTGACCAACCCCATTGTATGTCTGTTGACCCTCCACCTGTTGCATTTACTAATCTTTCAAATTGCATGTGTTCAAAAGGTACTTCAACTTTATAGCTTGATCCAGGTGCATCATACTTAGCGTTTTCTAAACTATAAGTTATTGATCCCCATCCTGTGTTTTCTAATTGCTGAAATTGTTTAGCTAAAAATGTTCCAAGACCTTTATAATAAAAATCAATTTCTTTATATGGTAAAGCCACATTTACTTGACTAGAGGATGAATCAATGTATTCATCTAATGCCCATGCCTCTGTGCCTGCTGCAACGCCTTTGCCTGAATTGTAAAAACTATCTAAGGTCTTGACAACAATAGTTCCACTATCATCTACAAAAGCTGTTAGGTTAAACATTTTAAAAACAGCAGTTAAAAAATCAATAATTTTCATTTTTGGTATTTGCTGTGTTATAACAAATTGAAAAGTTGTACTTGTCGTAAATGTTGATGTGTTTCTCCATGTGTCAGTCCATCCTGGACTAATTATTTCTCCACCTTTATAACCATTTATTTCCCATGTGATTCCTGTTAAAGAACTAAAAGATAAAGTTGTAGCTGAAGCAATTTGAACTGTGAAAGCTCCTGCTGTTATTGTAAAATCTGATTCAGTTAATAATTGATTTCCTGTGACATTTACTTTTTGATAATATAATGATGCATTTCTGAAAACTCTTATATTATATGTGACACCAGTATTGCTAGGAAAAAAACTTAATGTGTGACCTAATATGCTGTTTGGATATGTGACCAAATCTCCTATAATAATAATTGCACCATTTTGTTGTGAGGTTTCTCCATCTGATCCTGATAACAAACTCCAAAAAGGAACTTGTTTATATTGCAAACTTATTTGTGTTGCAGGCTCAACATCTCCTTTTTTTCTGTGCAACCACATGTATAAATTTTGCCAATCAGTATTATTTACATCATTAAAAAAATCATTTGAAAAAACTAAATTACTAGCATAACCATTAGCAGTTGTGTATTTGCTCTCTATAGCATCAATTATAACTTGCAATCTCAAAGCAAATTTTAACTGCTTCCAATAAACCTGATTATTAGAACTGGAGTTGACCCAATATAAGTTGCCATTTCCTGTTGTACCTGAGTCATAATATAATTGATCTGTATGAGTTATTAATGGAGTTATAATTGCATTTCCAATAGTTCCATTCATAGCTGTTCTAATTTCAGCATCTGTGTAGTTTATATTATGAGTGTTTAATCCAGTTAAATCTTGCAACTCATCATCTTCTAATAAATCTTTGAGGTTTACAGTTTCTCCAAAAAATGTGACCTTATAAGCATAGATTTTATTGTTTTTTAATTCTGTTCCTTCTAATCTTATAAATCCTTTTTTAAAAGGAATATTATTTAATTCAATAGAAGCAGATACTTTGTTTCTTGCATCAAATCCATTGATAATGTCAAAATTATAATAATGTTTAAATATTTTATTATTTTCTTTTGAGGCAGGTAAAGTAAAAGTTTTTGTAAACTCAGTAAATATTTTAGCAATATCTCTAACATTTTGTATTGTTTGAGTTATAGAAACTGATTCATCTTTAAATAAATCAACTTTGTTGTTTTGAATATATAATTGTAGTGTTTGCATTATCTAACATTATTTATATAATCAAAACTCATTTTAAATTTAAATGTAAAATTTATTAATTTGTCATTGACTTTTGTTTTATAGGTCAAATTGCTGTCTGTAATATTCACTGGTATAGTTTGATAAATGTTAGAATAAGTACTTCGCATATTAACCCACACTTGTTCAGATAATAAAAGATCAGTAAACACTTCATTATAATGTTCAGGCAAATAATCAGAATTTAGAGTGATTTCATTATTAGCTACAATATTAAAATTTTGTATGTTATGTTTATTTACAGAATAAGTCCCTGTAGAATTTAAAATGTTTCTTTTATAGTCCTCTCTTTTTATATTTATATTTTCTGTATTTTTTAGCGTAAACCATTCTCTTTGTATAGCTCCCCAACTATTAACAAAATCAACAGGAATCACTGTATATTTGCTGCAATCATATCTTTTAATAGTAACAGTTGTTGCTCCACCCTGATAAGATGAATTGTTTAAAGTTAATGAAGTTGAATTTGTTGCAAAGCCTTGATAGATAATTTCTGAACTATCAGATTTCATATAAGCTAAATTTCCTGATGTATTTTTAGGAACATAAATTTCGTATGTAGGATAAGCTGAACCTGTTGTTGGATAATAAAAATTAGAAAAACATGGCTCACCTGGAGCTATATTATTTGCTGCACCACTCGTAAAAAGACCATAAGCATCAAAACCATATTGAGTAACAGTACCACCACCTGTAACTCCTGTTGTTACTGTTGATCCTGTGCCATTTGCACCTGAATGATATGTTATAGTTGTTCTTATATCCAATCCTGCTTGTGGCGACCAACCTGAATAATTGCCTGCCCAATTTATGTTTATATAATCTCTGCACAATTCTGCATATTCAAAAAGGTCTTGTTGATTTGCTATTGAATCTTTTATTATTGTATATCTATCTGTGCCATCTATATTTATAACCATCTTAACAGACAAATGAGTTGCTGTACATGTTGATGTTCTATATCTTGGACTTCTTAATCTTATTGCGTCTGCCATGTCTTATTTTTTTATTCCTAATATTAATTGTCTTTCTACATCTATTGCAAATGCTTCTAACAATTCACTAGGTAGTTTTTTAAATTCTTTTCTAAATGCTTTTGAGAAAAATAAGGTGGGTTTTAGTCCCTGAGCAAATATTCTTTTTTGCAACCAAAAACCTATTGTTCTATAATTGCCTTTTGCAAATCTTCCTTTATCATCTCTAAATCTTATATTTTTTCTTTTTGCCCATTGCATCAAAGGTTGCATTGGTGGATACTTTGATTTATAAGAAAATTTATTTTTTATTCCATTTGCACCTGTGAATATAGAGTTTGTTGATCTTCCTTTTTGTCTGCCTTTATATTTGATGCCTGCCCTTACTCTTTTGCCACCCTGCCTTTTGTATTTATAACTTGTTGCAAGACTTGGCTTTGCACCCCATACTCCTGCATCCTGAAACATACCATAATCTTCCATGATAAAATCTAATAAAAAAGCATTTTGCTCTGCTGTTAAATCTGATTTTAAAGAATTAAAAAGGTTTCCACCTCCCATGTCATTCTTTTTTAAATTAACTTTTGCAGAATTAATTACAGCTTCTCCAAATTTTTCTAATGTTTCTTTGACCTCTTTATATTCCATTAGCAAATTGTTATATCGTTATAAATCACAATATCCATTGTCGCAGTCCATCCTGCTAACTCGTTTTCAAATCTATCATAAAAAGGCTCGCAGTTTGGATCACCTATTAATTGGTATTTATCTCTGTGCAAATCTCCTTTTCTTAAAGTCATTATAAGTTTATTTAAAACAGCAAGCTGAGTGTTTAATATATCCTGTTCTTCATTGTTGCCTTCAAAAATATCTGTTGTTTCTGTTTTCCTTCTGCTTAAAATATCCATTGCTAATATTGATATATTAAAGTTTAAGGTTTGCTCAGTATCTGTAACGCTGTTTATTATAATGTGGCTTATAGGAAATATGTCCTGCTTTTGCAAATTGACATTGCTTAAATTTCCTGTGGTCACTGTGTTGACATCAACATTATCTAATAAAGCATTTTTAATAGTTTCTGTTAATTGATAAAAACCTCTTATTCCCTGATTGCTCATTTTTTTATTTTATTTTTTATTTGTTTTGCTTCAAGATCGTTCTTCTCTTTTATATATTCCAACATCATCAAACATTCATGAGCACTTAACTTAGTGATATGTTTAAATCTTCTAATATCCCCTTTAGAGAGTGTGAAAACTGCTTGATACCATCCCCATTTAGAATTAAATCCTCCTGCTGCTGAGAGGGTATCTTGCTGTACTCCTTCTCCAAATAACGATTCATAACTATTGACAAGTCTTTCCCTAAATGATAGAAAAAAAAAACTGAAGATATTACTGCATCTAAAGGCATATCTAACAGTTGATCCTTTGTGCTTACATCATATTTTTTTATAGTATATCTATTGCCTTTTTTACTTTTTATAGGTCTATATAAAACATTCATTGCTGTGTGTATGTTTTCCCAATCTCCTAAATATGTGTCAAGATCAATATATTCTCCAAAACTCATTTCATCTAAATCAGGAATAAATCCATATTCAATACCATTTAATTTAAATCTTGTAACCAGGTCAGGTTTTTGAGTAAACATTTCTCCAAGAATTGCTGTAACTCTGTCTGCATCTGCAAACTTTATTTTTAAAACATTCTCATGGCTTACCTCACAAAATATCTCAATCATTTT